GTAACGTCTTTCTTGCAAGTACAGGGTATATCTTTTAATTCACTATTTATGTCAAATCCCCCTTTACATATTTTATGCATAGGGTTTATTTCATTTGATTTAACTTCATTTGACATAAATTCGGTATAACAACTTCCAGGTTGAATTACATTGGATTTAGTTATACCGTTGGTTCTGTCGGGCGTGATAATGGCAGGTGTTATGTTGGCGCCATTGTCCGCCCGACTCACATTTAAGGACCTTGACAAAAATCCTTCCTAAGAAGGACTTCTGATAGTTTGCTCTCTTGTCCGATGAGCTCCTTTAATGCTTTGTGAATTACGTTTGACTCAAATGTCTGTTGGATGTTACCCTCTTTAGCCAGATTGCATATTTCGGTTACTGGTTGTCCGATTAATGCAGCAACTCTAATATGAGTTTCAGTTGTTTCTCGTAATGCGGTTGCTACTACTGGTAGGATATGGTCAATTGGTGTTCCTGTCTGTAGTAAACTTTGTGTTAACCCAAGCGCTTCATGTATAGCAGCACTGTCTATCTTTCTAGCAGATAGTAGTGACTTATAAACTTTGTTATAAATGCTGGTGTCGATATGGAATGACTCTTTCTTTTCAGCAAGTGAGTATGAGTCAAACTGCACGCACCACCACTTATTTAATTCTCGTGTTGAGAATGTTGTGACGGTTTTTGCAAGTGCAGCCATAAGCTTGTTTGCATTTTTGAGTTCTATTGTCATAGATGACAATTGTCCATCGACATATTTATACATGGTGTGTTCATTTCCATTCCTCACTATAGAGTTCTCACCCATTTGGAACTGGTCTGCATCTATTATGACGTTACGTGGTCCAAGATGTAGTTGAGTAGTCGGATTGGGTTTGGATCGCTCTCTGTACTCAGGTTCGTTCTTTGTTTCATTAAACTGATGTTTAACAATCGAGAATCGAACATATCTACCTTCCTCATTGTCAATGCGATCATGCACTACAATAGTTAGATTGTAGTCATACGTGTTCGGATTGTGTGATTCAGGATATATTTCGTTGAAATTCTTTTTATTGCTCTGTATGATTTGTTTAGGCCTGGTATTCTTAGATTTCTGTGTTATTGTGTTGATCTCATTTTCAGGCACATTGATTTCTATTGAACTGGTGTCAGATAAATCATCATCAGTGCAAATTATGCTATCATTGTCGCCAAGTGTTTGTTTAACTTGTGTCGGTGCAATTGATTCTGTTTGTCGCTTTTGCCCCTGTTCATGTTGGGGTATGTTATAGGTGTCATGGTTATACAGTACTGACCATTTGTTGGAGTGTTCATATGAAAATGGGTTTCCATTTACTTTCATAGTGACCCAATCATTTTTTTTACTGAATGTTGCAAATTGTTCATCTGCAAATTTCAGTACTCCATCTTGTATTAATGGGTCAAATGTATGGAGTGTTCCACAGGCAATGATGCCATTGTCTATATTTTGGGCTTTTTCATATAGATCGTCAAACTTAATATAATAGAGTACATCAGTAAAGTTGAATAAAGTATTACTTTTAATATCATCTTGGTTGATGTTTTCGAATGTTTCAGGTTTGATTACTATGTCATCACGGCCATTGGCTAGTAGTGATTTTTGTAGTGTTTTCATGTGTGCGTGTCGTGTATAATCGGCAATTCCAGTTATGGGCTGGAATAATGTGTGTGCGACTCCAGACTTCGCAAGTCTGCGGCTTCCTCCAATGTCAAATATATCACGTGTATAAACTTGATGGTCCTCATCATAGCCGGCATGTTCACGAATATTTTCAGATTCGAAAATTGCTCGGACAGTTGCGGCACATTGATGTTTATTAGTGATCTCAGGTGCTTCTTTTATTCTGAATATTTGTTGGTCATTAAATGCTTTCGTGGTTCCGATTGGTACGTCAAATAGCTTATTGAATTTCTGGTACGTGAGTGTGCATGCTTGATTACCATATGCATATTTTGGTATGCATGTGCTTTGGGTCATGTTTGCTGGCTTTCTGTTGATCTGAAATTTTTCAGGTGTACATAAATTCGTCGTTCCTCCAACAGCCTTTGTTAGGTTGTTGGTGTTTTCATTTTTAACTTTGTTAGTTGAAAATAAAT